CATACCGATTACAATGAGCGTATCATCATATGCAGGATCTGATTCTCTCAAAAATGATGGGTAATTATTTGCTGGCTGTTTATCTCGTAATACTACTCCATCAACTACTCTAGAACCTTGTCCAAAATAATAAGACTGATCAAAAGTGCTAAGGAAAATCTTTCTCGATGTATCAAATATAACTGAGTTTTTTGGCTCACCAATAGTTATCGAATCATCGTCTAATGTTATAGAACCATCCGTATTAGCCTGTATCGTTATTTGACCTCTCTGTAGATCTGGTATATTTAATTTAGTAGCAGATTTTTTTAATTGAGGTATCGGATCTCTAGCTACGAAACCAACTACTGCATAACTGCTTGTGCCTTCAACCTGACTAACATATACTGGCGTTCCTTCAGCAGGAAAACCCCCAATAAAACCACCACCAGACGAAAGATATGGAACTGGTAATTGAACCAGAACCTGATTAATTCCGTCATTTCCTAACGGTGAATCCGGTCGAAACGTAACATAGGCTGACATCGTACTAGTGTCTACCTTAGTAATAGTAGCTAGTCTTACTAGTCCAGATGGCTTAAATATGGGTCCTTGTGCCATTATGAACTTCCCTGTTGTGCTGGATTATTGAATACAACCCAACAATCTACAATATAGTTATATATTGCTGAATCAATATCTAACTGTGATTCTGTTGAATCAGAAGATCCTTGTGATGATTTACTTACTATATCACGAGCATAATAAAATGCTTCGCGGGATGGATATCTAAATTCTCCATCTTCATCTGAATTTACCAGTACAGCATCTATTTGTGATTTGTATGCTTGTAGTTTTTGTGTATTAGTTTGCAGGCTACCCGTTGGCTGAGCATTATCTGCTAAATCAGTAGCGCCAGTCAAATAATTTATTATTTCTGCCTGAAGACTTGTTGTATATGTGTTTGGTGAGCTAAAATCGCCGTCAGCATTATTGTAATATATTCGTATTTCTAATACCGCACCATCTATACTGAGTGATGTTCCACCGTAATCTAAAAGGCGCTGTAATCCTAATCTATTAGATGCACCATATACAGTATTTATTAAATCAGTATCTATTGATGTTGTGGTATTTGGGGCTGTATAAATTGTTGATGAGTTAGTTGTTGCTGTATTACCAACTATTGTGGCAATATGCTCTTGATTGAAAACATTGCCTTGTCGTTTATGAACTAAATTACTAGTAGTTTTATTGTTCTTATATAACATCTTACCTATAACATCAAGAAATGTTGGTATGTATTCACCGACATTGTGACCGTGACTTAAATCTAATGAAGTTGTAAATGTAGATCCAAAAGTAAATGAATGAGTTACACTTTGTACATAAAACAATAAATCAACATCTTCCATATATATGACTTCTCCCGGTTGTTGATATTCATTGCCAATAATAGTTAAAGATGATTTCAATATATCTTTTCTTGCTTGATTTAAAATTGAAACGGCATACGGGGCACATTGAACATCTGGATTAGTTAGATATGGAGCATCGATGGATTGAGGAACAAGTACGCCATACATTCTCCATAAATCATAATCTATTGCAGCTACTGTATTGAGAGCGTTTCCGCTTTCAAATACATTTAAATCTGATGACAAGTTTTGTTGCTGATCAACTAACAATCCACCAAATCTTCCGGTTACTTCTACATATGTATGTGCTGGTTTATTTTCTGTTATATTATATTGTAGGATATCATTATTTTTTATAACATACCTGTTGCCAGAGCCAGGACCTAAATCATCATAAGATTCATCCTCAATCATATGTTCGAATGTTTTAGGTATATTTTTGCTTCTACTTAATGCTGGATGGAGCAGATTATTACCAAGCGCCTGATTACCTGGACCACCAGAACCAGTAGCTAATGTAACTCCTTCTTGTAAGCTTTTTAGCGAATTAACAGCTGCCTTTATAGCACTTTGTCGTTGAGACAGTCTATCTGATATACCGTTAGATACTTGAAGAATATCGTTACTTGTAACCTTAGATGGAGCTTGACTCCCACTTGCAAATAACTGAGATACATCAAATGACATACCAGTCGAACCTTGTAATCTTGCTACAATAACATCTTTTCTAGTTTGTGCTGATGTATTACTTAATATTTGAGATGCTGTTTGAAATTGTGTAGTATTATTTATGGTATTTGATGGCAGAACTGATTGAACGAATGTTGCTCTTGAAATAGCATTGAATAAATTTAAATTAGTTTGTGATTGAATGCTGCTTAGACTAGTATTTATTGCAGCATTCATTGTATCTGGTTGAGCGAGAATATTCAATGCTACCGTACTAGTTATTTTACCCGTTTGTTCATCTGATACAAATCTAAATCCGCCAGCGCCCGAGCTTAACCTATTGATACCAGCTAATGATCCTTGATCAAAATTATTAATAAAATACTCACAGTCAAAATCATTACTATATCCTAATGATAGACAATATAATCTAATTTCATCTTCTAATGTTTCTATTTGTTGATTGGCGGCATCTAACTGATTGAGTGAAAGATCTTCTAAAAATTGTGGAAAAATCTGAATACCAAGATCATCTTTCAATCGCAGCATTTTATAAAACACTGAACTTGGTACTCTATTATACTTTGGCGGTCTAGCTTCTATATGTCCTTGTGTATTAACAAATAATTCAAATCCGCTTATTACATTATTTATGTTATTTAGTTTTTGAGCTACTGTCATATATTCGCTCTTAAATGTATCTGGATTAATAAATTGGGTTTCAAATGCCTGGATATCATAGTCCTTATCATAAGTATCATCGACTATGAAAAAATTAATATCCTCATTAGCTCGAACCTTCCAAGCTAATCTTCTAGTTAAAAATGCAATTTTTCGTCTCAAATCTCTTCTAGCCGAATCATCTAATCTTGTTTTAGTTCCTGAGTTAAGATTAGAATTATCATAATCAAAAGATATATCATTTCCAAGTAGTGAAACTGGAGGATTACCAGCTTGATTAAGACTATCATTAATTAGTTTTATTTTATTCTGTATTAATGTATCTAATTGTTGAAGATTTTGCTGTATTAATTTAGAATTATCATTTCCTTTTATATCCACATCTTGGGCACTTGTTATTCCAAATACTGATAGCTTATCAGCAAAATCTGCTCGTTGTTTTAATAAACTTTGTAATTCACCATCATATGCAGTAGCATTCAATTGATTATTTAATATTTTTGAAAATGATGTTTCATCTACTGTCAATGTTTTGAATGGCACATAGTTTCCATAAATAGCATTTCTAGATTTTAATTGTTGAGTCAATCCACGAAAATACGATCCTGATGAATCTTGATTTGTTCCGCTGTCTTTTTTGAATGCACCATCAACCATTAGCGCGGCTTTATAAAATGTTGTAAAATTGTATGGTTGTCCGGATATCAATAACGATATTACATTCATTATATCTTGACCGGCAAATGGGTCTTTAGTCAACGCTGGGGCATATGTCCCAGGAGGGCTTGCTTGATATGAATCCCCAAATAATGTTAATGATGCAATTCCTTCTTTCCACCTATACACCATTCCATCTGGATCATAGAAAACCCGCCTAACCGAATTATTTTGTATTCTATCTGCATCTTGTTGTAGATAGTTATTTTCTGTTGTTGTTATACCAGCATATAATCCATTTTTATCTTTTACGAAAGATGATTCAAATAACTCTTTATTTTCATCTAGGAGTTCTAACTGATTATTATCAACACCTGTTACTGAATCAAACTCTAACTTGAATGGAGTCATAGGATCAAATAATGGTCCGTTGAATACATTTACCGATGGCTTAAAATTAACAACACCGTAATTAAAATATCCACCATTATCCGAGCCTTTTACCGATACTGTATATGTCCTATCGCTATATGATGAAGTCGCCTCATCTACGATTCCAGCAAATACATGAGCACCATCCCTATCGGAAACTATTGTGCTTCTCATTATCTGCCATAACCAATTTGGAAAATCATTACCAACGAAAACAGATTTTTCCAATGAATATGTTTCATTTATTGCAAATGTATCTTTTATATCATTTGTTAGATTGTTGAGTCCTTGTAAAAACCCTAATCCAGAAAAAGAACTTTGTAATCCGCCAAGAATCTTATTATCTACTTTCTTTTTCGAGTTTATATAAATATGCACATTATCCATTGGCTGAATTACTAATTTGCCAGAATAATTCAATCTCATTTTTTCTCTTATGCGATTGAGATTTTTCTTAGGATCTTGGTTATCAGCTATTGCCTGTCGTCTTGTATTTGTTGCCAATGACAACTGAGAATATAATGATGATACTATATTATTGAATAATATCACTTCACTTGGGCTCAATCCGTCATCGCCTACGGCATCACTACCTTGTAGCGCAGATGGATCTATATTTCCAGATTTTGGTCCAATAATATTGCTAATACTACTAGCATCAAAATTAATTTCAAATCCTATATTATCTATTATAGCTCTAACCCGTTTTCCTAGATATGTATCGGGGCTTACTATAAAATTAATAGGATTTGCTCTTCTTAACTCTCTATTCAGATTTAGCTGTTGTTTTTGTAATGCAATAGTTTGGTCTAATGATGTAATACCCAATTGCAAAAATGAATTAGAATAAAATCTATTAGTTGCATCACTAATCGCTTGTTCTATATCAAGATTAGTAATCCTCATAATCTTATATGGGTCATTAAAACTTAATGAAAAAGATCCTTTTGCAAAATCTAATGTTGTAGTAGTTGTTATTGATGTTACATTGTTGAATTCTATTACGCCGGTTCCTTGGCTAAAATTAGATCGAAATGTATCTGGGATACCGGCAATCCAAGAAGTATACGGAGTATCCTGTGATAGGGCATAAATCTCTTTCACACGATCAATTATATTAGTAAATTTTGACAATGCACCATTAACTGAATCTTGTAAGCTGTCAGCTCCATATGCACCTAATGTTGCGCCAGGAGTTTGTGATATATTATCTGTTAATGAGAATATAATCGGTAAAAGATGGTAATCAACTCGTCCTAGATCTGATGATATTTGTGATATTTTACATAGTTTTTCATATGATGAAATCTGATTACATTTATTTTGGAATAAAACCTTTGTAGTTTTATATAATAGTTTTTCATGACTATCCATCATATCTGGTCGCCAGTTTTCAGCAAGTGATGCGAACATACGCTTCTTCACCAAAACCGTAGCATTAGGATCTTGCATAGAAATACCTAATTGCTTTGGGGTATAGTTATTGTAATCTATACGTTGAGCGCCTTCTTCAGTATATGACCTATCGGCTGTTTGATCAAATTGATTAGCAAATGGACCAAGCTTGCCATACCTATTAGTTTGACCATTGGTAGCAATATCGAGACTCTTATTTTTATTGTCTCCGGAATTAAACTGTTGATTTAGAACATCTCCTAAATTACTTAAAAAATCATTAGTGCTAGCCATTATTCCTTCTTACACTATATATCATTAACTATCTTGATGTATTATTAAAATTATTAGCATTCTGCATATCACTAAAACTTAATGGAATACCATTCTGAGAATTATTAGACGGTCCAGAATTAGCAGATCGTTGCCAAGGTAGGTAATTAGTACGGTAGCCGCGTCTTTGAGTTGCGGTAAATTTAATATCATATGTGAATAATCCTAACGGATTAACACTTTCAGTAAAACTGAATGAATTGAAGAAACCCCTATATACCCATCCGGAATAATAAAACTCTATACCTAATGCCATTGACGCTAATGAAGGTACACTTTGTGGCAATATATTTTGACTTGCTGGATCTAATCCAAGAACACCTAATGAACCACTTGTTAACGAACTAGCGAATCCACCAAGATTTCCAAGTGAAGAATCAATTACATCGTTTAATCCTGTAATTGAACTATCAGCAGCCATCGTTAATGCAATAGGATCAAATAGATATTGTTCTGCTCTATATATCTCATATAATACATTTAGTCCTTCTACGCCTGAGCTACCTGTATGCCCATTGATACTCAATGTAGTTAACTCTTCTCCCCAATACTGTATATTGTATCCGCCTTTTGTTCTATTTGTTGTAATAACTTTTCCATTACTGTATGTAATAGATTGGGGATTAATATACATATTAATTACACCAACCTCTGGAACGAACCAATGACCAATATTTCTTCGTGTATTTGCTAATTGTGCTGGCGGTATTTTACTTGATGGCAATCCATTGCCATCAGCATTTGGAATTGGAGATCCAGTAAATCCATTAGCTTGGTATGCCTGGCTTTGATTATTTATTGCGGCATTTAAGCCAGTACCAGATACTGCGGCAGTAAGAATTGGAAGACTTCTTTGATCATTTAGCAACGCCATACATATATACTATTTTAGTATCCAGGATCTGAAGATTTTCCGTTGTTTGTGCCAGCGGCAGCTCCATTCATAACTTCTATGCTATTTGGTCCTGATTTCTTGTGGACATTAAACCCTGGTGGCGCTGATATTTCTAATATCACTTTTTGTGGCGGAAGCTGTTTTGTTTCTTCCTGTGATTTTAGTGCCTCTTTGGTTGCTGCGGTAGCTGTTGTTGGAGCATGCTGATTGTATCCTGCTTTATGGACTGCATCTGTGTATAGGTTAGATTTTCTGTCGTGAGACTCTTGCATCATTCTTTTACGCTGTTCTGCCATTTTAGGATCTCTACTTGCCTCCGCTACCGTTGGCATTCTGCTTGAAGAACCTTGCGGATTATATTTTGCAGAAATAACTGTTGTATCTGGAATTTTAAGTACATTTTGTGATGGCTTATCTGGTTGCATTAATGTGCGATGTGGCTGTTTAATGGTATTGTCCATTACTTTGTCTTCTGGATTTTGTTTAGCAATACCAAGTACCCCTTTAATATCATCTATTGTTTGTTCGGTACCAGATTTAATTTCATTTCCTGCATTTGCTATACCATCTACTATACCGCCAATAGATTTGTATATTTGCTCTACCGTTTGTCTTTGAGATATCGCCTCTTCTTTTTGATATTCTTCTTTGGTGGTAGCAGTTTTGCTCATTGAATTAAATTGATTAGAATAGATTGATGATTTACCCATATTAGTCAATATGTCTGCTTTATTCGCACCGCTTGTGCCAAAAAATTGTTTCATCTGAATACCAGCGGTAATTTCAGCTGCTACCGCAGCTCTAGCGACAGCAAGATTCATTTTCTTTAGTTCTGTATTATTTCTTTCTTCTATGGCTTGTCCGCGACCACTAACCTCTCCTACCGCTCCCGTTCCTGTTTTTAGTTCTTTTGATATAGCACCAAAATCTCTTTTGCCTAATGCTTCTAATAGTCTTGTAGCCTGTTCATCACTAGCACCTTGTCCTATGCCAAATGCTCCACTTTTTAAAAGTGATCGCTGCCTCATAAATTGAGCAGCTGCTTGTGGGCTTGACGCAGCTTCTGCTTGTGTATATATCCTTCCACCGAATTGTTGGCGCATAGCCTTTTCTGCCATCTGAGCAACTTGATCTAATTTGCCTTCACGAAGCAGCTGATCTATTTGAAATGATCCTTGTAATCCACCCGGTCCACCTGATCGCAATGACAAAAATGCTTTAGTTCCGATTGTCATATCATGAATCGATTTAGTCATACCATCAACAATTTCCATTGATGCTTTACCAGTTAATCCTGTCTCTCGTAATGCATCAGTATACTTTGTTAAAAACTTTGCTCCTTCATCCGATTCATTACCTATGAACCTAAATGTTTCCGCAATAGTATTCATACTTGGAAGTACCTGATCAAACTGTACTCCTAATTTATTTGCAACGCTTGATACATCTGCCAAAAATTCAGCACCAGCTTGTGCTTGATTCGTTAATTTGCCTGTTGCCTGTCCGAGTGTGTTATAGGCTTCTCCCAATATTTTCATAGTTTCTATCTGACTAATTCCTGCCCCGGTCATCAAATTCATTGTAGACTGTAATACATGTAATTGAGATTCTGCGCCCTTACCGGTATTAATCGTTTGATCAAAATATCCAGGAAGTTTTTTCAACTCATTAGACATTTTTAATGTATTTTCCCAACTTTGACCAGTTGCACCAGCTACTGCTAATACTTGATTGGTATAGTTTTTTGTTTTAGAAGCTAGATCAACTAATGTACGCCCATCTTTTTCAAATAATTCACCCATATTTCCAGCAGCCCCTTGCAGAGAAACATACATATTTTCTAATTTTTCAGCTTGACCGGCATTTTCAATAAAATGATCTCCTAAACTAGCTAATTGCCCAGTTATAGCTTTTAGGGCGTCGCCAGGAATAATACCATTAAATGTATTAACTAATTTTGTAAGACTTCCAGAAACAACATTAATAGAAGCTCCGCCAGCATCTGCTCCTTCAAACATTTTTGCCCAAGAGACAGTAGATGCGGCTCTACCAATATCAACTAATAAATGGTCAAGAGATTCGGATACTCCATCTATTGCACCAACTCCTATTTGACCAGCATCATTAAAATTATCACCCATATCTTTTGTAGCATTAATTACATCGCCTAACTTGTCTCCTAGAGATCCAAAATACTCAATGGATTCTTTTGTTAACTTACCAATATCACCCAGATGCTTAACGCCTTCAGTTCCAATATCTATAATATTCTTCTTCAAACCATTAAATATACTAGTTAGCCCATCGCCAGCATTGCCTATATCATTTATTCCTGCAATGGTATTAGCTATATCTTTATCCTGTGGTATTTTTGGTTCATCAGCAGCCATCTAAAATTATCCTTCGATTTTTCTCTTTCTCTTTCGTTTCTTTATTTTTTGTTTTTCTTCGTCAGCTTTTTTATTTGCTTCCATAACCAATCTTGATGTTTCTTCGAATTCTTCATCACTGGATGCAAATGTTTGTCCATCTTTACCAAGAATTTTTTGTACTAGTTCTGGATTTGAAAATGAACCTATTAGCATTCCTTGATTTTCAAGCATTTTATTTTCATCTGCATAATCTTCTAACCAATTATAGAACATCCAAGCTTTCATAACCGGATCTATATTTTCAATTTGAGGATCATCGGGGAAGCAGCCACGCATTTTACATAGGTACCAGAGAAATCTGTGGTCTGGTTCCCTTACTATTTTTTTAAATCTTCTGCTACCTCCTCGGCTTCTTTAGTTGAGTTTATACCAAATTTAGTTTTTGCCTCTTCTTTCATTGCTGCTAACTCATCCCACAGTCTATTAACAACAACTTCTTCTAATGAGTTTATTAGTTCTAACTTTGATTCCGTTGTATTTTCTCCAAGAACGATATTAATATCATCTCCATCTATTTTATAGATAGAGCGAATAAGCTGTTGTTTTCTTGATTCAAAAGATGCTTCCCAGTCATACTTAGCAACAGCAAGAGTAGCCATTGTAGCATCTAGTGCTTCTTGTGATTTGAGCGTTCGCATAGAAAAAACATTATCTCCGATTTGAACATCACGAGTGAGCCGTCCAATATTTGCTAATAACTCAATTCTTCGCTTACCATGATCTGTAATTTTTACACCATGTTTTTGAACTTCTGCTTTTTCTTGGCGAAGAGATTTGATTCTTGCTTCATATTCGGCAGGAGAGATTTGCTGCATTTGTGGTTGAACAGGGTTCGTTTGTTGTGTATCCATATCTTCTGGCAATCCAACATTGAACTCACGCAATGATTGCTGTGCGGGCTGTTGTTTTTGTTGAGCCGGTGGTTGATTTGATGTTCTACGAATATTTGGTGAATTAAAATCTGGCATAATTACTTTCTCCTATCAATATGTTGTTTTATTGGGATATTAAAACACAAATCCCGTGATATGTACTATATCACGGGAAAATTATGTTTTAGTTTTTAATTATACGTTTGAGAAATAATCTGTAATAAGACCAGGTGAATCCATTGAGCCAAGCAATTGACCAACATCGGCACGTCGCTCAATTGAATTGAGCTGCATTATATTAGAACCTAATAGACCACCAGTAGCAGCATTACCACCATTGAGAGTAGAATAGATACCTTCTGCTGCGAAACCAGCTTCTTCACTTATTAACCAGTTAGTAGCAGAATATGAAAACTGTAAATTGTTGAACCATACGTTTTTTACTGTTGTAATTATTGCAGTACTGCCATCACCACTTGCTATGTCATAAATATCAATATCAAACGGAATACGCTGTGCGTGTATATGCAAGAACCCACGACTAAATGCCTCTGTTACACGAGCACGATCAAACCTAATCCTAGTGCAAGAACCAGTTATGTTGGTGCTAGCTGTTGGGGAGGAGTCAATGTGACCATCAGTTCCAACTTCATCAACCATTGTAATGGTTCGCTGTTCAGTAAAATTGATAGTCTGTATAGCACCGACAGCAGTTATACCAACGCGAATTACTATGTTAGTTGATAGTTGTGTAAATGTAGCGTCAGTTCCATCAGGACGTTCAATTATACTTCCTGTATTTGGTGCGATAGATGGCATTCGTTATCTCCTATATAAAATATATTATTATTCCTATTATACTATTGTTCCGACATCAATTGTAATATAAATCCAGTCGATGGGATAGACGGGTTGCACCTTTACTGAAATGTTCCATTGTCTTGGTTCAACGCTATCTCTAACAACAGTTGGTTGTGTATAAGCTGTAATCAATCCTTGACCTACGAAACCTCTCAACATTGCAATTGCACGAGCAAGTAACGTTCCTTGTGTATCCTGATTTTCTGGAGTTCCAATGAATCCATCAAACCCAGTTCGCATTGCCTTGGCAATTCGGTCTCTAATGAATACAATTGATAGTTCCTGTTCTTCTGGGAATCCGCTTTGAGTGGTTGTTATACCCCACAATACTTGACCACCACCAGCAACTGGTTGCAATGTTGCAATACCAGCAGCAGCTAATGCCTGTAGCACTGTATTACTGAACATTCTATTTACGTTTATTGTGAATCCGCTTAGCACCTTATGGGTGAGTGGCGAGGCGATATTTGATACACCTGATGTATAACCAGCGGCTGCAGCTGCAATGTAGAACCCATCAAGAATCTGATTGCTGCCACCAACCTGTACAACGATCTGATCAGGATAGAAATATGCAACCCTGAATGTTTGACCGTATGCTGCTGATACGGAATAATTTGCTAAGTCTTCAGTATTACCAGCTAGTATATCCGCTACAGTTGCGCCCTGGATACCTTCGAGTACCCCGATGTTTTCAACAGCGGCAAGGCTAACGCCTGTCACGTTGTCTGGAGTTAATCCGTTTATAGCGCCTATAAATAGAACACGCTCTTTTTTGTTAGTCAAATTACTCATTGTTAGACAATGATTCATTGCATTATCAAATATTACTGATATTGTCTGCAATGGAAGCGGAACTACTATATCAAGTTCTTGTGATTCTAATGTTGCTAATGCTTTTTCCCAGCCAGCATCGAAGAATGTTGCATCTTGCACATCCACTAATGTTACGCGTACTGAGTAGTTATTTGGAACTACGTTATGATTCAAAACCAAGTAATCACTTGTTTGTGATGGATCAATTACTTCATATTTTAGGCTATGCTCACTAACGAATGATTTAGCAACTGTTAGTGTATTTGAGCCCGAGTTATATGATGTAATATCGTAAATACCAACGTTTGATGCATCAGCAGAAGCTGTTATTTGTAGTTTTAGTCCGAGGGCTATAACATTGAACGTATTGAAATTAACAGCACCACTATGTAGTGTACCAGTTGCAGTATCTGGGGTTGCAATCAATGCACCATCAGAACCTGTACTACCAACAACTACCTCACCGAAAACTGGGTCAATAAGTTGAAAAGTTGTGGTTGGATCATTAATAAAATCAGCAAATGGTGGAGTTGCTTCTGCTCTTATTTGTAATTGTCCGCCAACAACGCCAACTATTGCAAATGTTCCAACGTTAGCATTATTTACCGCGTCAATAACTGATAGTTCTAATCCAACATATGTATTGTCGAATGTAACTGATGAACTAAATAAGGCATTTATTTGAGTTAATAGATCGCGATTGATATATCCGTCTTGACCAAAATTAACTGTTGCATTTGTCTGTGTTACCGAATATGAGTATGAATTACCAGATGGTGGCATTGCATTGTCAAATACGAATTGAGATACTGTTGGTTGACCAACATCACCGAGAGTGAAGAACTCAAATTTATTTGCAAGAAGTTGTTTCTCTACACCGGT